CCTGGGGAACATGGATACTTTACGCATCCACGCTTCCGGTGTGTTGTCCTTGCCTGGCACCTTATTCAAGAGGAACACCACGCAAGCTGAAAAGAAGAAAGCCACGGATCGTGGTAGGACTTTTGATAGAGTCTCCATAAGTTGGGGTTCCGTCTCGGGAACCTCGCCAATCTGCGCCTTTGATCCTTTCATCCAAGTGTCCAAGTGCGATAACAACATACTGACACCATGCACTCCAGCCAATACAATTCCAGCTATAATGGATACTGTCTGATACGCAATCAGGCCCATCTGAAACAGTACATAAATGCCGACTAGCGTCATCATGGTGCGCAGAATGTTCCTCACAGAAATGGGAGCTGCGCCACAATTCATGTCTAAGATCTCATTAATCTTTGTAGAAAGGGTGGCCGATATTTGCTCGGCGTCGGGTATCGAATCCAACCTTGCATTCAAATTATTGACCAAGCGCGATGTTTGCTGCGAGGAGAACATGTCGAATAACCCCATTTGGGCCTTGCATCCTTCAACGTGGTCTCTCAAATCGATAAATGCAGTGATGATCTCCCTAAGGCTGATCATGGTAACGGCTCCGGATAAGAAACCCCACTGATATCCAGCGGCAAATCTCTTGACCATGCATTGGCACGGGTTTTTATTACATGTCGCACATGGGTATTGCGGGTCTTTTTCGGTAAGCTCACACTCGACATTGGCAACGTCGAGCGCGGAAATGGGAGTGGGTCCAATCTGGGCGTAGAACTCGTCGGCATCTTGGTGTTGGATGTATTTGATATGGTTCGTGACCGACTCCCTCATCATCTTGCACCAAGCTTTCTGCTCGGCTCTCAACCTCTTTCTCTCGGCTTTGCTAAGTTGCACAGGTGCGCTAGAGCGATTGTAGCGCGCATCTGTGGGCCTAGGGCCGGGATTGGGTTCAATTCCCTCTTGTGTTAAATCCTTGGGAAAATCTGGTTCGGTAGGGGGTTCGGGCGTGGGCAATTTGAAGTCGAAGAAATCGTCGTCACTGTCGTCGTCACTCAAAACATCCAGTCTGAGCCATCCTTTCTCATGAGCCTCTTTCCATACTGATGCAGTGACCGTAACATATTCCATACACCTTTCCATGACCTCTGTTGACAACTGCGGGTCGTCTATATCGGATAGGATCCCCATGCATTGGTGTTTGAGCGCGTAGAAGTTGGAAACAAGTTGACTAGTATAGTCATCATCGGGATACGCAAAGTCCAATTGGTGTTTTATTTCGATTTCCAACATTTTGGTGTAGGCTTCCTTAAAGTTTGCTCGCCTGTTAAAATCGATCGGGTCTATTCCTACATCAGGAGATACGTCGAGAGTGGCTTCAGTG